AAATTAAGAGTGTCCATTTCAATGTCTACAAACACTGGTTTTAGATTATTCTGAACGAGTGGTGCAATAGTCGTCGGGAATCCGACAGGTGATACAAGAACCTCAACGCCATCTTCCAAGTTCAGATGCTTCTTGAGTGCTGCAACCATTGTCAAATTGGCAGAGGAACCAGAGTTGACCATGTGAGCATGCTTCACATTGAATTTGCGACAGAATGCCCATTGGAACTTCGCAACATTCTCGCCAGAGACGAGCCACTTACCTGTTAGAAATGCAGTGACACCAGCAATGACTTCTTTCTCATCCCAATATGGACCAGAATAGAATACGGTATCTTTCTCAGGATTGAACTCTTTGCAATTGTATGCATACTTTGGTGTACCAACAGCGGCAACCAAATCTTCAATCATTTGCTTCACATCACTCATACTTTCATCCTCAAGATTTGTCCAAGATATTTACCATAATCTGATTTACTATACTTCTCAGCGGCACTACGAACATCATGCTCTGTAATCCATGCATTCTTGTATGCGATTTCTTCAGGGCATGCAATCATCATACCTGTTCTCTTTTGCACTGAACCAACAAATACAGATGCTTCTGAGAGAGACTCAAATGTACCTGTGTCAATCCAAGCAATACCACGATTCAAATACTCAATCTTGCAATCATTGTTTTGCATATAAAGATTGTTGATGTCAGTAATCTCCAATTCTCCTCTTGCAGAAGGTGAGATCCTCCAGGCATATTCTACTACATTATTGTCATAAAAGTAAAGCCCAGTGACAGCATAATTACTTGGAGCAAATTTAGGCTTTTCGACAATTCGAATTGGGTTTCCATCATTATCTAATTCTACCACTCCAAACCGTTCAGGGTCCGCGACATGGTAAGCGAAAACTGTGCAACCAACATGATTGTTTTTTGCAGCATTGAAACGATTGATCAATTCATTACCATAGAAAATATTGTCACCGAGAATCAGAGTGACTTCATCATCATCAATCCATTTTGCTGCAATGCGGAAACATTCAGCAATTCCTCTTGGTTGCAACTGAGTTTCATAAACAATATTCAATCCCCACTGAGATCCATCACCAATAAGTTTCTCAAATGGTGCGCGATCAGCTGGCGATGTGATAATCATAATATCACGAATGCCAGCAAGCATCAATGTAGAAATTGGATAATAGACCAATGGCTTGTCATAAACAGGCAATAACTGTTTTGAAATAACCTTTGTGCATGGATAGAGGCGTGTACCTAATCCACCTGATAAAATAATCCCTTTTCTCATGAGTACCACTCCAAAGTTTTCTCCAGTCCTTGGACGATCTTGGTCTTTGCGGACCAACCAAGTTCCTTGAAGATTTTATCCGAATTCATAGAATATCTAAAATCATGACCCTTACGATCATTTACAAAATTAATCCAGTTTTGATACATGTGAACTGGTTTACCCATTAAGTCAAGAATCAATGTTACCATTTCTAAGTTAGTGATCTCATGACCACCGCCAATGTTGTAACGTTCACCAGATTTAAAATTCTGACCAATTGCGAGTAATGCCTCACAATGATCTTCAACAAACAACCAATCACGAATATTTGTTCCAGTACCATAAACAGGAATTGGTGTATTGTTTTTAATATTCCGAATAATTGTTGGAATAAATTTCTCAGTATGCTGGCGAGGACCATAGTTGTTTGAGCAATTGGTAACAACTGCATCAATCTTATGTGTGTTTACATAAGCACGAACGAGATGATCGCTGGCTGCTTTGGTTGCAGAGTATGGATTGCGTGGATCGTACGGAGTTGTTTCAGTGAACGAAGGATCTTCTGAATTTAAACTTCCATAGACTTCATCAGTTGAAACGTGAACAAGTTTACCACCATACTTGCGAATACACTTTAGAATGTTATGAGTGCCATTAACATTAGTGCTGAGGAAATCATCGTCCCCAGTAATAGAATTGTCAACATGAGACTCAGCAGCAAAATGAAACGTAATGTCTGGTTCATAGTCATGATACATGTGGTCTAAGAATTCAAGATTCCGAATGTCGACTTTTTTGATATTAAGTCGCCAGTCGTCATAGAAACCATTTAGATTGCTGCCATTTGCAGCGTATGAGAAGTTGTCGAGAATGACAACCTCATCAGAAGGATATTTTTGTAGGTGAGAGATTACAAAATTAGAACCAATAAATCCCAAACCACCAGTCACAAATGTAGTCATAAAACCTCAATTACAATTTAACTTCCTCATAAATTGCAGGATTTGATTTACCATAATTTCTCATGATGACACCAGCCTTGCTGTTTGCTTCGTTTTCAAACTCGCTGCCTGTCTCACCTGCATAACTATGTAGTACACCATCTTCGTTCTGTTTGTGGTGGACTAGTTCATGCCCTAATGTGCGAAGGACATCTGCTAAATGACGCCCTGCAACATTTAAGTGAATCACTCTTTCACTTGGAGAGTAACCACCGAAACTCGTATTCTCTCTCGCTGTATCGCGATTGTCAATAATTACGAGTTTTGGGAGTTCCGCAATACCTAAATTGTCTTTGCAGTAACCCATGAAGTCTTGAATGCTGCTATGGGTTTCTTGTTCCTTCAGGTATTCTCTGAATTTTTTCATTTAGTTTATAAACCTTTTTCAAGAATCTTTTCCAGACTCTCGGATCTTGATTTCGGAAAGTCTTTCGATACATAAAGATGGCTTCAGAATCTTGCCAGCCAATTTTATGCGCTGTTCGAAGTTTATTTATATCAATTCGTTCAGCCTGAGTTTCATAGGCATGAGCGTCGATTTCGTCTGGATTTCCATAATACATCGCCTTCATCTTATTCTGTTTCGGTCTAGGCTTGTATTCTTTTTGTAAAAGAAAGGGTCTTTGTTTCTGTTGATGCTTATGGCGATACTCGTGGTGAATCGCACGAATGATCTTCAAAGCCAAATTTTTAGCACCAGCCTTTGTAAGACTCGCCTTACGTTGTCTTTTAGGGAAATGCAATGCGATGTAGATATGTTCAGGGATAAAATCAGAAATGCGATTACAGTAATGTGCGTTTACAATCACATTATGATCTTTGAAATATTCACCCTCAAATCGTTCTGATGAGAAACAAACAATATTACGTTTGAAGGCTGCATTTAAAGATCGAATAATAGATGGTACATGTTTTCTGCCCACCCAATTTTCAGCGAGAGCATTAACCTTCTTCTCTATCTTTTCAAGTTTCATTACACTTTCAGATTCTTGAATTTGTCTGTACTCTTACCGCGATCAAAGACTGGCTTTGATTCGGCTTCTTGCATCACAGCGTCTTGTGCCTTCTGTTCAAGATCATAGAGTTTCATCTTGGCTCTATCGACTCCGATCGTAAATCGTTTATGGAGGTTGGGATCGTTATAACGATTCTTGAGTTGCTTGACGAGTAACTGATTAAGTTGCTGCAACTCTTCAGTGCTAACAAGAGCAAACATAAAGTCAGCAGTCGCAGGTAGACCGAACGATTCAGAAGTATCTTCCAGTCCAGGGTCAGAGTTGCTAAAGCCAGATCGAGTTGTCTGAGTAGCCGACACAATCGGTACGTTATTCTCCACTGCCAAGCCGCGAAGTTCTTCTGCAATCGCTTTGATGTAGGTGTAAGAGTTAACATTGGCACCAGGTTTGATTCTGGCAGACGCACAAATATTTAGATAGTCGATGAAGATAATATCTGGACGGAAGTTTTTCTTGAGCGACAGATCGTTGATCAATGCACGGAAGTGAGCAGGGTTGGCAGAGGCAGTTGGATATTCTTTAATGATCAACTTGCCTTTCATGCGCTCTTTAAGTTTGCCCATGCGCTTCTCATACATGTCCTTTGGCATGTTCATGAGATCTTCCAGCGTCACATTCAGAAGATTCGCATCAATACGTTCTGCGATCTTCTCTTCACTCATTTCTAGAGTAATGTAGAGAACGTTGTAGTTTTGAGCCAAGCAACCAGCAGCCACATGGCACATAAAAAGAGACTTGCCGACGCCAGTACCTGCAAGAGCAATGTTAAGGGTTTTCTGCGGAAGTCCTCCCTTAGTAATCTTGTTGAAGTATTCAAGATCAAATGGGATTCTTTTCTCGATGCGATGATAGAAATCGTACCGATTAGAGTAATTATCCAAAAAGTCGTGACCAATGTGAGGATCGAAACTAACCCCCAGAGCATCAGACAAGAGAGCAGGAATGCTTCCTTTACCACGGTTTGGGTCTTTACCGTCAAGAATCTGAATGGAATCCATGATAGCATTGTATACAGCCTTTTCTTGACAGAACTTTTCCGTTGTGTCAAGAAGCCATTCGAGTTTCTGTTCTGATTTGTCATTGGAAACTTCCTTCAGGAGTTCTAATGACTTATTTAACTCACCCTCTGTGAGTTTGGTAGATTCTTTAAGACTGATTTCCAGTGCTGCTGTCGGCGGCAGACTGTTGTACTTCAGAATGAACTTTTTTATTTCTTCGAACAGTTTTCTTTCGTGGCTTTCGCTCAGGTACTCGTTCTTCAGAAACGGTAGAGACTTCCTCATGAATGGCTCGTTCCGAATCAGATTTGAGAGAATCAGTGTTTCCGTTTTCATTTGAATCCTTGATAGCGTTTTCGATTGAACTATGAATTATATTACGAAAGATGTCACCAGTAAAGTTTTTAAATCGCTTTGATTCAACATCACAAAGATTTGGATTTGCAATCACATTGAAGTCATACGATATCTGGTTATCTGTAACCATTTGTAGATTGGAATACTCTGCAATAACACCAGGAAACTTTTTAAGAATCCTGATAGTTACTGCATTTGTATTGCTCATGTCAAACATGAACTCATAGTGCTCGTCGACTTTGATAGCCTTTTTTGAATACCAAAATCTTAGACTAGCAATCAAATCATCAAGCATCTTCTTCTCCAGCATCTGCCATCAGAGTAGAAACTGCTGAACTGAATTGATAGTTTTCGCGAATCCATTCTTTGAATGTGGCGTTGCCAAGAATGCTATCCCAGAATTCAGGACACTCAGTGTCAGCAATGCGCCACTTCTTGGCTTCAACTTCGCCAGTAGCAGTGTTCACCTTTGCATACCAACCAACGTTTGGCTTGGTTACATGACCCGACTCAAGTGCCATATCCAAAAGACCGCTGTACTTGCTAATGCCACCATCGAAACGAACAGTGACAGGGATACGAGCTTTTTCACGAACATAACGAGATTTCTCCACGTTGATGATAAAGTTATAGCCAATCAATTCAGTGCCATCTTTTTCTTGCTGGCGACCAAGGATGTAGATATTATCTGCAGAATAGTAAGAGCCAGTGCCACCACCGACGATGTCCTTTGGATACAAACCAATTTCCTTATAGGTGTGGTTTACAACCACCATTGGAATATCTTTTAAGGTGAGGTGTGGTGTTACCATGCGGAACAAAGACTTGATTTGCTTGGCACGAGTCATATCACCAACAGACTTTTGCTCAAGCGCATCTTCAACTTCTTTCTTTGAAGCAAGGTTGCCAATTGAGTCAACAACAATCATCACACGCTCGCCGCGCTCGATGTTTTGCAACTGATTCATAATGTCAAACTTCAACTGCTCAACGTCAGTCACAGGCGTGTGAACAACGCGATCGGTGTCAATGCCGAAAGAAGTAAAATAGTTTTGTGGTGTACCAAACTCAGAATCATAGAACAGAACGACTGATTCAGGATACTTGTCTTGATATGCTTTTGCCATCAAGAGACTGAATGCAGTTTTGAAGTGCTTTGACGGACCAGCCCACATCGTGAGTCCTGGAGTGAAGCCACCATCAAGATCGCCAGAGAATGCAACGTTGACAACAGGAATGCTGGTCTGAACCATATCCTTTGCAGCAAAGAACTTGGACTTTGCAAGGATTGCAGTATCAGCAATTGTAGAATTTTTCTTTAACTTATCGAGTAGACTCATTTGTATTTCTCCGTATGAAGATTTGTATATTATATCGTGGTTTAGGCAAAAAAGCAATCCAGTGATTCAACTTTCTCAGAGTGCCAATTAATCGAAGAAAGAATAATATCAAGAGGTTCTAGGAATGATTTCTCAAACTGAACATCATAATCAATAAATTGTTGAGCGTCAAATTGCTTCGGCAACTCAGAGATAAATGCAAGAGTATTATTGTTGAACGTATTGGGTTGTTTCAGATAGATGAACTTAATCTTCTCACCCTCTTGAATCAATTGATAACGTTTGGTTAATTTCATCTCGCGCAAATAATGATTGAACACCAATGCACCTTTCACGTGAATCGGCGTGCCCTTTTTGAAGATACTGGCAGGATCTGCATACTCAGTCAGACCATTCACGCTTCTTGGAAACGCGATCGCATCAACTGGAAGTGTCTTGAACTCTTTTCGAAATTCGTCTATGAACTTATGGAGATCATCCTGCGTCTTGTTCATGATGATGCTGATTGCTTCTTTAATCTTTGTGCGGCAAGCACCTGGAGTTGAAGACTTGACAGCCTCGAGACCCATGATCTTCAGTTTAGGTTTGGCATATGCAACACCTTCGCTATCATGCACATTAAGAATATATCGCTTCTTCGCAGTCCAGATTGCTTTGTCAGCCAATGACTCGCGCTTCATTTCCATACGTTGCTGGAATGCATTGACATGGTCAGCGAGTTCTTGATATGATTTATCAATGAATGGTTGAAACTTCTGTTCACAAACCTTATCCATGAATTTGATGACCTTTTTGGTATCACTCACATCTGGATAAAGTTTCTGTACAAGTGGACCCATGTTCAGATAAATCGAATCTGTGTCAGAGGCAATTACATAATCAACATCCTCTGTATTGAGAAGTTCATTCATATATTTGTTGATTTTCTTTTCAATCCAACGAATAGACAACTGACCTGCTGTTGTGATACCTTCAGCGATACGAATATCAAAGAAGCGGAAGTATTGATTACCCAGTGCACCGTAAGCGGAGTTTAGAGTAACCTTCTTTGCCAACTGAAGATTATTATATCGAGCAACTTGCTTCTCAAGATACTCAACTTGATTCTTATCTTCAAGAACAGTTTCGATTTTCTTTTTGGCTTCTATTGCCAACTTCTTATAGCGTGTACGGTCTTTGTACATGCTATCCATAATCTCAGGAAGCACACCTTGTTTCTTCACGTTGAAGAACTGGCAGTTTGGTGTCAGTGTAACACCAACATTCTTGAGGTAATCCAATCGAACCTGACGATTGAGCATGCTATCAACGTTCACTTTGTTTTCGCGAACTGTATTGCGCATCTCAATTGAGTAATTGCTTGGCTGAACAAGTGTCTCCATTGAGATGTTATACTGCATGATCAAGTGAGGATACAGGCTGTTCAAGTCAAACGAAACAACCCATTCGTGCATTCCGCAGATCGGATCTTTGACGTATGCACCTTCGTATTGAGTTTTCTTTTCGCCCATCTTCATCTGTGGGATTACAATCTTTTTCTTCATCAAGTGATTGTATACAATCGAGTCCCACATGCGCACCTGAGTGAACACATCGTCATAGTTTACTTTGTTGTCGTAAGCAAGAGTCAAAGCCAACTCAATCAACTTCATCTTATCTTCGAGTTTTTCAACAAGTTCTACGTCCTTGATGTTATACTCAATGAACTTTTGATAATCGTATTTGTAGAGTTGATGCAGAGTCTCGAACTCAGAGTAATCTAATTTCTTTTCACCCAACTCAACGTGAGCAATATGATCAAGACGATAAGACTCTTGCTGCGAGTAAGTAAACTTGCGATAGAGCTCGATGTAATCAAGTGTAGCAATACCATCAAGATCAAACACTTGATGTTCGCGGTTCATTACAAATGCTTCACGTTCAGACAAACGATTCCATGGCGAGAGTTTCTTTGCCTCATCCTCACCAAAGAGTTTACTGATGCGATTTACGAGATAAGGTATATCGAAGAACTTGATGTTCCACCCTGAAATAACATCGGGGTAGAATCTTGTCCAGAGGTCCATGAATCGTTTGATAAGGTCGAACTCGTCACGACATTTAGCGTAATGAACATCGTCACGATGCT